GTGCAGAACGACGGGCAAAAATACGCGCTGAGCCAGGCCAAATCCATAGCTGACGAACTGATGACCGGGTGCACGAATTTTGTGTTCAGCGGTAAGCCGGGTACCGGAAAGAATCATCTGGCAGCAGCCATTGGCAACCATCTTCTGGCGAAAGGTCGCAGCGTGATTGTGGTGACGGTGGCGGATGTGATGCTGGCGTTACACGGCAACTACGACAACAAAAACTCGGGCGAAAAGTTTTTGCAGGGGTTGTGTGAAGTTGACCTGCTTATCCTGGATGAAATCGGTATGCAGCGGGATACGCGTAACGAACAGGTCACACTGAACCAGATAGTCGATCGCAGAACGGCCTCGATGCACAGCGTCGGGATGCTGACGAACCTGAACCATGCGGCGATGAATACGCTGCTTGGTGAGCGCGTGATGGACCGCATGACCATGAACGGTGGTCGCTGGGTGAATTTTAACTGGGAGAGCTGGCGTTCAAATGTCAGTCATTTAAGGGTTGCGAAGTAATTTCAGGAGGACTCATGGCAAGCGTTTTTACACCTGAACAGCGGGAAGAACTGAAGGCACGAATTATCGGGCTGGTACACAGGAACAAACGCATGACGATGTCGCAACTGGAGAGGGCAACGGGGGCGGGCTGGCATACGGTCAGACGTTGTCTTGTGGATGTGGTTGCTTGTGGTGATTTGTACATATCCGGTAAATACGGTGTTTTTGTATCAGAACAGGCGTATCAGGCGTGGTGTAAAACTCCGAAGAAAGCTGACCCGGCACTGGTCCGGAAGTTACCTGATGGTGAAATCCGTCGCTACGACAGAGACATGAACATAATTTGCCGGGAATGCCGTAACAGCGAATCAATGCAACGTGTACTGGCGTTCTATCGGGGTAATTTTCAGGAGGTGATGGAGTGAGGGTGAGGGTTTATATCGCCGGTCCGATGACCGGGTATAAAAATTTCAACCGTGAGGCGTTCCACAAGGCGGAAGAGGAACTGAAACGGGAAGGGCATACAGTCTTAAACCCGGCAGTACTTCCGGACGGGCTGACACAGCCGCACTACATGGATATTTGCATGTCAATGATACGCTGCGTGGATGCGATTTACATGCTGAAAGGCTGGCAGCGGTCGGCAGGCGCTAAGGCAGAACTGGCACTGGCGGAGAAGCTGGGGCATGCAGTTATTTTCCAGGAGGCAAACAGTGAGTAACCAATGGCGACCAGATATTTGCCCAATAACCGGACGTGCATTTTTCATGTGGATTGAGCATCCGAAATTGGGAAATGTACCGACGTATGGTGGCCCATTAGACAGTTACACCATTCCAACAAAGGACAGCGATGGTGAGTTTTCGTGTGAGCGTTACGATCATGATTTCGGTGGCTGGGTAGAAAGCGAATGTCTAGGGTTATATCTGATTGATGATGAAGAACAATGCAGAGTCTACGAACTCGAGGAGCGCGTTAAAGAGCTGGAAGCGCGGGAAGTTCATTTACCGACTCGCTACGGCCTTCGATATGGACATCCGATAAATGCTGATGAGCGCCACGTCATGATACCTAAAGAAAATGGCTGCTGGATTTATCTGGCTGATTTAGAGCACGTACTACGTGTTGCTGGTATTCGCATCAAAGGAGAGGAGCATGGAAATAAAACCAGAAGATGAGTTAAGTAATATTGTTTTATTTCCGGTAAAAGAGGATGACCCACGTAATCAGGTTAATTTTCTTTATGAGCCATCGGAAAGACCATATTGTCATCACGCCTCTGTCCGGGTTGACGAAAAAGAGCGTCAGGTCCGTTGTAAAATCTGCGGTGCAGTTGTGGAGCCGTTTGACTGGATGCTCTCTGTGGCGAAAAGAGAAACCAGACTGGCAGATGATGTAAGGCTATTGCGCCAGGAGGAACAGGAAAGGCGGAAAAATATAGAAAAGTTAATTCAGATTGAACGTAACGCGAAAGCGCGGATACGCAGGGCGACAAAATCCAGAACTGAATAAATAAATTTAGTGCTGTAAATAAAAATTTAATCCTTAACCGGAGGGATTTCTGCACCCTCAAAACATCAGGAGGCCGCCTGAAAGGGCGGTAAGAAATGACTACATTATTCAGAAAAGAATATCCGAGAAAAAGTAGAGCGACAGAATTTTTGTTTCTCATTATATTTATCGTGTTGATGATACCGATACCCCCGCTATTACTGGTCTGGTTTATCGTGAAAATAATTGAGCCAGTTATTGAATTGTATAACGACGTGGTGTGGGCGTCGTTCAGCACACTGCACAATAAAATTAATCCGTATAAGGAAAGCTGATATGGCACTGACGAAAAAACAACGTGCAGAGCTGCGCATGAAGTTCGGCGGTCGCTGTGCTTATTGCGGCTGCGAACTTGGCGAAAAGTGGCATGCAGACCATGTAAAACCGGTCATTCGTTTTGATGGAAATATGCTTCACCAGGAACGTGACGATATATCCAATATGGTTCCGGCATGCCACCCATGCAATCTGCACAAGCATTGCAGTAGTCTGGAAGATTATCGGCGAATTATCAGTGATGGTCGTCGTGAATTCCTTGCGTCCGGGAAAGGCAAAGCGCTGGTTCGTATGGGATTGGTTGAAATGAAATCTGACCCAGTTGTGTTCTGGTTTGAAAAATATCAAGAAGGGGCTACGGCATGACGACTTTTACCAGAGAGCAGTTAATAGCTCACGCAGAGGAGACTATTGAAGCACAGAGACTGTGCATACCGGGCACAATCGACCATGACATCATCCGCACATATAAGATGGATATTGCTGTTCTGGAAATCGCACTGGTATCGCTGGCAGCAGAGCCAGCCGGTAAATTGCATGAATACAAACCAGTGGGATATCAGCGTCTGGTCGATGAGTTAACCATGCTGGTAAAGCAGTTAACCTGGCAACTGAGGAAAGCGAAGCCAGACTGCAAATTACCGGATAAGGCGATGAGTTATCTGGAGCGGAACGGACTGATAAGCGTGGAGGATATTTTACGATGACCTGGCCTGAAGCATTCACAACGGTAGGAATTGCGATGGCGGTGGCGCTGGTGGTGTATTCGATTTGCCGCTGGGGATAAATCGCCGAAAAAAGATCCCGACATAAACATGAGCCGGGATCTTTGATTTATATAGCCTACGAATCCGCCAGTAAGAGAGGGGGGCGGACGGTTAATTCTAACACCGGAATGATGTGGGTAAAAGTTTATAAGAAATCGGTTTCATAACTTTGCCCACCATGATAGATACCGACAATAAAGACTTTTCTGCTATCAACGGCAAAAGCAATAATCGTTCTGTGGCGGAAATGAGTTACCCGCATCCCCTGGCGAATATCATCGCGTTTATTGCCCCGATGCGGGAATGTAGAAAACCCATCAAGATAATCAAGAAGCGCATTGGCATAATTGTCAGCAATGACGTTCCCTGCTTTCTCCGTTATATACCTGTGCAGGTTGATTATTTGTTGTTCGGCCTCAGGAGTAATGATGACTTCATATGTCATGCAGATTACTTCCCGGATCGAATCGCGGCGCGAACCTGTGAAATGGAGCGTCCGTTGTTTGGGTTTTCGCGGATAGAATCAAGAGAGGGGGCGGCTGAATGCGTTAACCACGCTTCGATTGCTTTATCGCGCTCATTCAGTGCGCGAAGCCCTTCACGAATGACCTCGCTTTCTGAAGCATAGGCACCGGAAGCCACACGGGCGCGCACCATGTCAGCCATTTCGTTAGTTAATGTAATGCTGAATTGTTGGGTTGTACGCATGGTAAACCTCACGGAGTAGGATAGAACACCATTCGATGATAGCACGTTGCCTGTTGACGACAACAGAAATCAGAGACAATATTGCCGCACGCCAGCTTGAACAACTGGCACCTGCTGCGCCAGCAGAGAAAACCGATGGCGCACAATACCAAACATCACAATTCTGATATCGCCCCTGCCAGCAGGCAAGGGCGGTGTTCTCACACATTCAAATATGACTGGTATCTGCACGATCCCTGCACTGAAGAACAGGCCGAATGGCTGATTCATAACTACCGCAGACGTGGGTATGAGTTTAAGAAAGCCCTTAGCCTCGACTACCGTCACTGGATAATCTACGTCAGGCTCCTTTATTCCGAACGCCCGCCGCGTCCGTCCCGCACATTCCAGCAACGCATCTGGAGGTAACGTGCGGGTATTACTTCGACCTGTTCTGGTACCGGAACTCGGGCTGGTGATCGTTAAGCCGGGCCGTGAATCCATGCCGGTATTCCACAATACCCGGGTACTGGTGGAGCCGGAACCGAAAAGCATGCGTAATCTGCCGTCCGGGGTTGTTCCTGCCGTTCGCCAGCCGCTAGTGGAAGACAAAACATTGCTGCCGTTTTTCAGTAACGCACGGGTGATTCGTGCTGCTGGTGGTGCTGGTGCATTGTCTGACTGGCTGTTGCGCCATATTAAATCCTGCCAGTGGCCACACGGCGATTATCATCACAGCGAAACCGTCATTCACCGTTATGGTACCGGCGCAATGGTGTTGTGCTGGCACTGCGACAACCAGCTGCGCGACCAGACATCCGAATCACTCGGGCAGCTTGCTCAACAAAATCTGACAGCCTGGATGATTGACGTCATCGGTCACGCAATAAGCGGTACGCAGGAGCGTGAATTATCTCTGGCTGAATTATCCTGGTGGGCGGTCCGCAATCAGGTGGCGGACGCGCTACCGGAAGCGGTATTACGTCGTTCGCTGGGGTTGCGTGCGGAAAAAATCCGCTCAATGTACCGTGAAAGCGACATCGTGCCGGGAGAGCAGACCGCCACCAGCATACTGAAACAGCGCACAAAAAATCTTGCGCCGCTGCCTCACGCCCACCAGCAACAGAACCCACCACAGGAAAAGACGGTGGTCAGCATTGCCGTTGATCCTGAGTCTCCGGAATCTTTCATGAAACGACCTAAACGTCGCCGCTGGGTTAACGAGAAATACACGCGCTGGGTAAAGACACAGCCGTGTGCGTGTTGTGGTAAGCCTGCTGACGATCCGCATCACCTGATTGGTCATGGTCAGGGGGGAATGGGGACAAAGGCCCACGATATTTTCACGTTACCGTTGTGCCGGGAGCACCACAACGAACTTCATGCAGACCCGCTGGAGTTTGAGAAAAAGTACGGCTCTCAGATTGAGTTAATTTTTCGTTTTCTTGATCACGCCTTTGCGACTGGCGTGCTCGGGTAAAAGAGGTGACTGATGCTCATAGATTTGGTTTTACCTTACCCGCCGACGGTGAACACTTACTGGCGACGCCGTGGCAGCACATATTTTGTATCAAAAGCCGGGGAGCGTTATCGCCGGGCAGTGGCGCTTATTGTTCGCCAGCAGCGACTGAAATTAAGCCTGTCCGGACGGCTGGCAATAAAAATTATTGCAGAGCCACCGGATAAGCGTCGTCGTGACCTGGACAATATTCTGAAAGCACCGCTGGATGCGCTGACGCATGCGGGAGTGCTCATTGATGACGAGCAGTTTGATGAAATCAATATTGTACGTGGTCAGCCAGTATCTGGTGGACGG